AATCCTGTCGATGGCGATCGAGGATCGATCGTCAGGCTACGAAGACCTCGTCAGCAACAACAACGCGCTGCTGGCGGTGCTGAAGCGCAAAGGCCTGTGGCAGACCTATAGCGGTCCCCGGATCCGCCAGACGCTGCAGGTCAGCAAGAACGTCGCGCAGTGGTACAACGGCTACGATCAGCTGCTGAACCCGGCGATCGACCTGTTCAACGATGCCTACTACGACCCGAAGCAGGTCGTCGTGCCGGTCGTGCTCTCGATGCAGGAGATCCTGAACAACGAGGGCGAAGCGCAGCTGATGGACGTATACGACAGCTACATGGAAGCTGCCGAGCGCGCCCTGGAAGATGCGATGGACGTCGCGCTGTATGGCGATGGCTCCGCCAACGGCGGCAAGCAATTGACGGGCCTGGCCACGGCTGTGCCGGTCATCGTCAACACCGGACTGTACGGCGGTATCGACCGCGCCACCGCCACGATCTGGCAGACCAAGACCTACGACGCGTCTGGCAGCGCCGGCGGCGCCATCCAGATCCCCGCCGCGATCGGTACACAAGTCACCTCGGCGACCATCCGCCCGATGCTCAACTACGTCATGACCAAGCAGAGCCGCGGCAAGGATTACGCGGATCTCCTGGTCATGTCGCCGGAGCACTACGCGGCCTATGACGCGGCCACGATCGCGATCCAGCGCCAGCAGAACGAAACCTCCCTCGGCAAGCTCGGCTTCTCGGCGCTCGAATACATCGGCGGCGGCAAGCGGGCGGAGATCGTCCTCGACGGCGGTATCGGCAGTAATATGCCGGCGGATACGACGTTCGGCCTCAACACCGATACGTTCCGGCTCCGCTATCACCCCAACCGCAACTTCGACAAGCTGTTCGAAGGCGACGGCCAGATGCCGATCGACAAGGACGCCATCGCCCAGTTCATCGGCTGGATGGGCGAGCTCACCCAGACCAATCCGATGTTCAACTGGAGACTGAGGGATAGCAACCCGGCGGCATAAATTTCGTCTGGGCGGCCTAGACACCCGGCCCTGACGAAAACCACCCTGGCGCCGCTGTGGGAGCGGCGGCGCCGGGCTTTTCGTAACCGCATCGAAGGAACACAGCATGGCTTCAAAAGATCCCGACGACGCTGTTGTCGCGGTATTCAAAAACGCAGCGTTCAAGAACACCAATAAATCCGCTACGGCGGGCCGTCCCGTATTCGACGATGAGGAAATTGTCGAGCTGCGCTACCCTGGGTCCAAGAACTGGTGCGCTTACATGGCGACGGATTTCTCGCATTGGGGCGTTGACCCAGCGACTGGCGTACAAATCAAGGTCTCCTACGCTGAGCGTTTTCGTCGGCAGTACCAGCAGTTCAAGTCGCACTCGGTCCAGACCAAGTCCGGCACGCCGTTGCAATACGCCGCCTTCCTGACCGAGGCCCGCCGCTCTGAACTCCGCGCGCAGAACATCTACACGGTGGAGGCACTGGCCGCGATCGACGGGTTAGAGCTGAAGAACCTCGGCCACGGCGGGCGTGAGATGAAGAACGCCGCGGTGGAATATATTCAGGAGAGCCAGTCCGGCGCCAGCAGCGTCCAGGTACAGGCCGAGCTGGAGGCGCTCCGCGCCAAGAACCAGGTGATGGAGGAAGATCTCGCGGCGCTGAAGGCGAAGGCTGCAAAGCCAATCCCGCCCAAGCAGGCGGTGTCGTTTGAGCCGGCCGATGAGTTCGACGGCATGGATATCAACCAGCTCCGCGAGTACATCACCACGCACACTGGCCAGCCGCCGATCGGCGCCGTCAACACCAAGACGCTGCGGCGGATGGCGCGTGATCTGCGGGTGGAGAAAGCGAGCGCGGCATGACGCTGCTGTCGGTGGTGAAGGATGTCTGCGCGGCGGTTGGCGTCGCCATTCCGCAAAGCGTGTTCTCCAGCATCACCGGCAACCGCACCATGCAGGAGATGCTCTCGCTCGCCAACGAGATGGCGCAGCGCATCGCCTACGACACCCGTGACTGGACCCGGCTGAAGAAGACGCAGACCTTCATCGGCGACGGCGTTACCACTGCATTCAATCTGCCGGCCAACTACAAGCGCATGCTGCTGACGTCCAATGTGTGGCGCTCGACGTCGACATCATCGCCGATGCTGTTCGTCCCCGACACCGACGAGTGGCTGAACCGCCGCGCCAGCAGCGAGTACAGCGCCTGGGGCGAGTGGACCATGCTCGGCGGGCAGATGCACATCTTTCCGGCGATGGGCGCCGGCACCACCGCCTACTTCGCCTACCTCGACAAGAACTGCATCCAGCTCGCGAGCAGCGGCTTCGGTGACGCTTTTCAAGCCGACGGCGACGTGTTCGTGATCGACGAGCGGGTCCACAAACTCGGCATGATCTGGCAGTGGAAAGCCAACAAGGGCGGCGCCTACGCCGAGGACATGGGGACGTTCGGCGACGCGATGTCGAAGCTGCAGGGCGCCGACAGCCCGGCGTCGATCATGATCGGCCGCAGGACGCTGGCGAGCATCGTCAAGGTATCTTATCCATATCCGATGACAGGTCCCTGATGGCACAGCACGCCGCCTTCCGCCGGGTGCCGGTCAACCCGCAGGTCGCCACCAAGCAGGAGACGACCACGTTTCCGGCGCCGACGCGCGGGCTGATCCTGAACGAGAACGAAAGCTACATGCAGCCCGGTGCTGCGCTCGTCTGCGACAACTGGAAGCCGACGATGAAGGGCGCTGCCATCCGCGGCGGCTGCAATCGGTGGGCGACACTGCCGGAGACCACGCCGGTGATCTCGGCGTTCCAGTACGCCAGTGGTACTAACCACAAGATGTTCTTTGCTAACGAGACCAAGGTGTACGACGTCACCACGTCGACGCCGGTGCTGGTCAAGAGCGGCCAGCTCGACGGCAACTACTCGGCATCGCAGCTGGCGAATGCGGCCGGTGACTTCCTGATTGCGGTCAACGACGCCGGCGACCCGCCGCTACGTTTCGACGGCACCACCTGGACCACGTTGAGCGGCGGCGAGATCACCGGCCCTGGCGGCTCCGCGGTCGCGACCGGCACCAACCTGGTGCATGTCTGCAAGTACCGCAATCGCTGGTTCTTCATCGAGGCCAACTCGATGAACGCCTGGTACCTCGGCCTCAACGCGATCGGCGGCGTGCTCAGCATGATCCCGCTGTCGGGCGCGGCCACCAAGGGCGGCAAGCTGCTGTACTGCGCGGCCTGGTCGATCGACGCTGGCGACGGCATCGACGATAAATTAGTTTTCGGCACTGACCTCGGCGAGATCATCGTGTTCACCGGCAGCGACCCCTCCTCGGCCGCCAACTGGCGCCAGGAAGGGCGTTACGACATGAGCCCGCCAATGGGCAAAAACGCCACGCTGTCGATCGGCGGCGATCTTCTGGTCGCCTGCGTCGACGGCATTCTTCCCACCAGCGGCGCCATCACCAAGTCCCGCGCCGAGCTCGAGCTCGCCGCCATCACCCGGCAGATCAAGCCGATGTGGCGCGACGAAGTGCTGGAAAAGCGCGAGTGGGCCTGGACGATGTGCAAATGGGATGAGTACGGCGGCATCTTCGTCACCTGGCCAGGCGGTAAGCCCGGCAAGCAGTGGTGCGCGGTCGTCAATGCGGCGACCGGCGCCTGGGCGCGCTTCACCGGCTGGGACGCGACCTGCTTCGCCAAGATGCGCGGCGATATGTTCTTTGGGACCCAAGACGGGAAAATTCAGCAGGCGGACCGCACCGGCTACGACGACGGCCTGCCCTACACCTGCACCCTGGTCGGCGGCTGGGAAGTATTCCAGTCGCCGAGCCAGACCATCACTTGGAAGCAGGCGCGGGCTTCGTTCTCGGCGCGCGCCGGTGAGCCGTTCACGCCGCAGCTGGGCGGGACCACGGACTATGTGGTGGTGCTGCCGACGCCGCCGTCGGCGGCGCCGGATCCGGGGCTGCTGGATCTGTGGGACCAGGGGCTGTGGGATAACGCGAAGTGGGACGCGGCGCCGCCGGCCAAGCCGGTGGTGCGCAACACCGGCTGGGTCTCGATCGGCTTGACCGGCTTCAGCCACGCGCCGGTCATCCAAGTGACGATGGCACAAGCTGCCAAGCCGGAAGTGGAATTGATCAGTATCGCAGGCACGTTCGAGCGACTTGGGATCACGGTGTGAGGGCATCATGGCGGTCAATCCCTACGATAGCGTCGGCGCACTGGGTGGGCTGTTTGCACCGGCCTGGCTCTATGGCGACGAGGCATCGCGGGCCGCGGTAGAGGCATGGAACGCCAAGAACCTTAAGCGGGCGCCGGAGCCGTTCCGCGGCAATTTTGGCGCCCTGCAGGGTACCGACAGCCAGCGCGACGCTATCGCGATGTCGATCATGCAGGCCGGCCAGATCCCCGGCGGCGGCGGCGCCAGCGACAGCCCCGGCGTGGCGTCGGGGCCGGGCGTCGGCGTTGGCGATGTCGGCACGCCAGGGCCTGGCGTCAGCGGCCCCGGCCCCGGCCCCGGCCCCGGCCCCGGCCCCGGTCCCAGCTCCCCGACGGGCACGCCGGGCGCGCCCTCCAGCCCGACCGGCGTCTCGGACGACGCCACGGGCATCGCCAGCCCGGTGGGCGAGGTTACCTCGTCACCGATCAGCAGCATCCCCGGCTTTGCCATCGGCGAGGAGCAGTCCGTGGACATGGGCGTGTCTACGGTGGCGATGACCAACGCGTTGAGTGACCCCGGCATCGGCCAGACAACCTCTGCCCCGGCGGCCCCGGCGACGCCCTCGGCGCCCTCGGCGCCAGCTGCGCCGACCGGCCCGACCAGCCCGGCCGATGCGGTGGCGCAAGGTTTCGCCGACATGGGCGACGTCACCATGGCTGATACCTCGCAGGCGGCGATCTCGCAGGCCATCGCGGACATGACCTCGACGCTGGGCGTGGTCGATGCCGCGCTGGCACAGCCGAGCCCGCCGCCGGTCGGCCCGGAGGCGGAGGACACCGGCCCGCAATCCGAAGCCGACACCGGCCCGCAAAGCATGACGACGTCGGAGATGGCGCAGGCGATCGCGCAGGCGATTTCGGATAACACCGCGACCAACTTGGCTAACAACATGGCCGTCATGTCAGAGGCCGATACGGCGGACGCGGCTCAAGCCGCCCAGATGTCGACGCTCGGCTACGACCAGGCGATGGACGACGTCGGCATGACGGTATCGTCGATCTCGCAGGCCCACGCCGATGTCGCCGAGGCGATGGCGGCGCTGGCGGACCAGGCCCAGGCCGATGTCGGCACGGTGGCCGGCTTCTCGACGCCAGGCGTCACCACCGGCTTCGGCATGGTGGGCGCACCGACCACGGCAGCGACCGCCTTCCCAGGCATCACCGGCGTAATGACCGATGTCGGCCAGGCGCCCACCGGCCCGGTCGGCCAGGCGCCGTCGATCTT